AGGCATCAACGCTTGGCTCAAGTTATCTACGAGTGCTAGCCGTATTCACCACCATTGTTCAGTAGCTACTAACACGCATAGATGCGCTCATCGCAAACCGAATCTCGGACAAGTTCCGAGTGACCTCGAATACAGAAGATTATTCACAGCCTCTCCGAACATGGTGCTTGTCGGGGCTGATCTTAGTGGCATTGAGCTTCGGATGCTTGCTCACTATTTGGCCCGTTACGACGGCGGCAGATACGGGGACATCCTGCTCAATGGAGACATCCACCAAGTGAACGCCGACAAGATTGGAATCAGTAGGCGTGAAGTTAAGACCGTTACTTATGCCTTTCTCTACGGAGCTGGCAATGAAAAAATTGGTACTTCCTATGACTCATCTCTCAGCAGTTCTGCAGCTAAATCCAAAGGTAAAGAGATCCGCGAAGCGTTTGTTGATGCGATTGACGGATTGGGCTCTCTTCTTGATGCGATCAAACATAAGGCTGAGTGTGGCCATGTGCGGTTGGTTGATGGACGTTCAATTGCAGTCGAGTCACCTCACAAGGCGCTCAACTACCTCCTGCAGGGATCTGCTGGCGTGATCGCGAAAAGGTGGATGGCAGTCAACCAGGACACCATCAAATCAATTGGGATCGAAGCTCACCAATTGGCATTCATACACGACGAGCTTCAATTTGAAACCACCCCTAACAATGTCAACGACCTATCAACATCCCTGGTATGCAGCGCAGCAGCTGCAGGGGAGTACTACAACCTCCGATGCCCAATCGCAGCAGAATCAACGTCTGGATCTACTTGGGCAGACACTCACTGATGTGAACAGGAAAGGAACCTATTGGGAGAACTACGTCAAGCTGAAAGCTTGGGAAGCTGGTGCAGAAGTTTATGAGAATGCATGTTGCACTGGCAAGGTTGATCTCATCCTTGAAATGAATGGTGAGCTGTTACCTTGTGACGTGAAAGCCAAGGTAGAACGATCCAAGAAGTACCCTGGACGTTATTACCAAGACACCCTCAACTGTATTCCTGAGGATGTTTATATGATTTGCGTGGACCCCTCCACTAAGCAAATTGATTGGCACACCAAGCGTATTCCTGAAGGTTGGGAGGATTTCTGGAAATGAGTCTTTTAATTGATGCGGATTACATCGTTTACAAAGCCTGCGCGGCTTCTGAAGATGAAATCGACTTTGGTGATGATGTCATTGTTGTCACTAGCAAGTTCAGCCAGGCTTACGACATGGTTATGCGTGAGCTCTACTCTATTGCTGAATGCATGGGTACATTCGATGATTCACTCCTGTTCTTCTCCGACTCGAAAAATTTCAGGAAAAAAATTTACCCTGATTACAAGGGGCATCGAAATAGAAAGAAGCCCTGCGGATACAAAAGGGTGATCAAAAAGCTATACGATGACTTTTGTGTCATCAAGTGGCCAGACATGGAGGCTGATGATGCACTGGGAATTTATGCAACTTGGCAGCCAGGCAACATCATTGTCTCCCCTGATAAGGACATGCGCCAGATTCCTGGCGAGTTGTTTGACCTTACTAATCCTGTACAAACTATTACCAAGGAAGAAGGTGATCGCTGGCACTACGTTCAAACAATGGCAGGAGACAGCACGGACGGATACTCAGGTGTTCCTTCAATTGGAGTTAAGCGAGCAAACGCCTTACTTGATGCTGAAGGATGCACATGGGAAACCGTTGTTAAAGCATTCAAATCGAAAGACCTAGGCGAAGACATCGCATTGCAGAACGCAAGGCTCGCCAAGATTTTGCAGTACGAAAACTATCCCAATGGAACCATCGAACTTTGGACTCCCCCCGATGCCAGTAACTACACCGACACTGGAGCAGGATCTGAAGCTGAGGCAGCTGCAGGATCTGCTGCCTAGTGCTAACAAAGAGGACATCATTACTCTTCTCATGGCATTGCAACGACAGAACTTTGCCATGGCTAACACCATCAAACAGATGCTAAAAGAATGGCCTACAGGCTCCACTCCCCAGACTATTATACCCGTGGATCAATTGAAGTCTGGGACTTCATCCGAGACCAAGAGCTGAACTATCACCTTGGTTGTGCAATCAAATACATCTGCCGTGCTGGTCACAAAGATGACATTGCTAAGGACTTAACTAAAGCAATCCACTACCTTGAAAATGAACTGACTAATGTCACTGCTAAGCAACCAAGCAATCGAGTTCCGCCAAGCGTACAATATACGGAACGACTTACAGAAGAGGAACCTCCAGAAGTCTTTGATCGTTGAAGAGTTTAAAGAGTTCCTTGAAGCTCATCAAAAGATGCAGCTCATTCATCCTCAAGACAGGGAAGAGTGTCTTAAGGAACTAGCCGACCTGGTTTATGTCTGCGCTCAGTACGCAGAGAACATGGACTGGGATCTAGAGCAGGCACTGCGTCGTGTTCATCAAAGCAACATGAGCAAGCTTGGTCCTGATGGCAAACCTATTTACCGAGAGGACGGCAAGGTTCTCAAAGGTCCTAACTATCAACCACCCGACTTGTCTGATCTAGTATGAATAACCTTATCTCTCGGACTGGCCGTGTTCAGTCCTGGATTGATAACCCCGAAGGTCGATTGCCTGTTAGCTGCACCGTGTTTGTCGTTGATGACAGCATGGAAGGGGCTGAAGGCATCGAGGCTTCATGGCGTTTCGTGTCACACGCACTACGTTATGGAGCTGGTGTAGCAATTCACCTGTCCAACCTCAGGCCAAAGGGTTCAGAAAATGGAAAGGGTCTCACTGCTAGTGGTCCCGTATCTTTTGGAAAGATCTACTCAACACTCAACGAGATCCTCCGCAGGGGTGGCACCTATAAGAACGGTGCTGCAGTCCTGCACCTGGATCTTGAGCACCCTGATGCTCTTGAGTTTATTACTGCCCCACGTACTGAACTCCCGTGGGTAAAGCGTTGCATCAACATCACCCAAGAGTGGTGGGATGCCTGTGAGTTCAAAGACCAGCTGCTGTTCGGCATCAAAGCTGGTGACATCTGGCTCAACAAAGTTAAGCACGACAAAGATGGAAATCGAATCCGAGGGAACGTCTGCCTTGAGGTTTACTTGCCCTCACGTGGGACCTGCCTCCTCCAACATATCAATCTCGGTGCCTGTCAAATCGGAGACATCTCAAGAGCTTTTGTTGACGGTATGTCTGAGCTGTGCAGCCTCCATGCTGTCACAGGTGTTGGAGAATCCAATGAGTACCTCCCATCAGAAACCGACCGACAAGTCGGACTGGGAATGCTTGGATTGGCCAACCTCCTACGGCGGTACGATGTAACTTATGAGCAGTTTGGTGCAGCTCTCCATGATGTAAACCATGGTGAGGTATCTGATACCAACGCACATAACATCGCAGTGGCCCTCGAGGAGGGCGTTAACAGGGCTGCAGAAGTAGCTAAGGGGTTTGATATGGTGCGGGCATTTGCCATCGCTCCTACAGCCTCCTGTAGCTATCGGAGTAAAGATCTTGATGGGTTCACTTGCACCCCAGAGATCGCTCCCCCCATCGCACGAAAGATTGATCGTGATTCAGGCACCTTTGGTGTTCAGAGTTACTTCTACGGCGATGTAGAAATTGCAAGTGAGTGTGGTTGGGATGCTTATAAGGCAGTAGCCGATGGCATCATGACCCTATTGGACAGAACAGGACTTCTTCATGGCTACAGCTTTAACTCTTGGAGTGACGTTGTAACCTACGACATTGATTTCGTTGAAGAGTGGCTACGGTCTCCGCAAACGTCTCTTTATTACAGTCTCCAAGTGATGGGTGATACTCAAGATAAGAGTGATGCTTATGCTGCACTTGATCAAGCTGATGTAGAAGACTACCTATCACAATTACTGGAGGCTCCCGAACCTCAATGTGATTGTCAGGAATGAATCCGTATCAAAAACTAATCGAACGTAAACGTAAATGGACCCCAGTTGAAACACAGGCTGGGACACTAATGCCAGGGTCAGAGGAAGCTATCTTCCGTGCCTTGGCTCTCCGACAGCTTGAGCTGCCTGTTGGAGATTTCATCAAGGACTCATTGAAGAGTGAGGTACCCGAAGCAGCTCGGTCGATTCTTCAAATGAACATTACCGATGAGGAAAATCATGACTTGGCTCTTGGATACGTCGCACGATCTTTCGGTGTCGATGGAACGTCAGCTGCAGAAAAAGAAGCACGAGCGCTTACAAAGGCTTGGGAAGATCACCCAGACCACACCATTTGCAAAGCAATGGTATTGGAGAGAAGCATCTTCTTTGTGCTCCTCCCGTTCTTCCGCTTCTGTGGTGACGCTGGATTGAGGACAACCTCTGCAGATATTTCTCGTGATGAACAGATTCACGTGGCAACAAATAGCTTGGTATGTGCTGAGCTGGGTCTCACTCCATCTCCTAGTCTTGATCGCCTACGCAAGGCAACAATCAATTGGGTGATGGAAGATCTGAGTATAAATACCCAGCACAAACATCTCAACAAAAAATTTTGGCTTGATCAGAGCGACTCCCTGATGTATCAGGGCAAAGCTGCTGGACTTGCTGACACACAGCGGGCACGTATGCCTGCATTCTTTGAACACTCAAATGTCAACCTCCCTCAGTATGCTTGAGGCATTCGGGATGCAAGCCCGAAGCCTTATTAATGAGTTGGAAGATACCTTTCCACCCCAAACACCTACACCCGATCAATCCATAAGCAGCATCATGTACCGATCAGGTCAGCGAAGTGTTGTGGAATGGATATTAAACAAACTCGACGAAGAAAAAAATGGCATGGAGTCAAGCCCACTATGACCAGGCGATTGCAATGGGCCTCGGTCATGGCACAGCCTCACACATTGCAAGCCGAAAGAAACCAGGACGTGCACTAAGTCGTAACTATTCACGTCACGTAAATGAGATCGGTGTTCCACAACGACCAGGTGCTCCAGCACCGTCGGTGGCACCACCTCCCCCCGCTGCCCCCATCCCCATTGCTGCACCTGAAGCAGTCAATCTCCGACCAGACACACAGGTTGGTGTTACTCGAAAGAAATCCCGAAGGGATCGACTTGGGTTAACCAACAGAGGTGTCAGTCAGTTTGCCTTCTCACCATCTGCAGGTCTAGGTGGCATGGGTATTGGATCAACAGGTCTATCGGTTTAATGAAAGCACGCACCCGATATAGTCAGCTCTGCGGTGCACGTAACCAGTTCCTCGACAAGGCAGTCGAAGGATCCAAGCTGACTCTTCCATATCTAATTCGTCAGGACACGGGGCCTGAAACGATGATGCCTATTAAGACCCCGTGGCAATCAGTTGGTGCAAAGGCTGTTGTGACATTGGCTTCCAAGCTGATGCTTGCACTGCTCCCACCACAAACCACCTTCTTCAAGTTACAAGTCAGAGATGACACGCTTAACGAAGAACTCGACCCAACCATTAAGTCAGAACTTGACCTATCCATGTCCAAAATGGAACGGATGGTTATGGATTATCTTAATGCTACTAGTGATCGAGTTGTTGTTCATGAAGCTATCAAGTCTCTAGTTGTAGGCGGCAATGCGTTGCTGTACTATTCCAAGGATGGTCTCAGGCACTACCCCTTCAATCGCTTTGTTGTTAACAGAGATGGTGATGGTCAGGTCATTGAGATTGTCTGCAAAGAGATGGTACACAAGTCATCCGTACCTGGTCTTGCTGAATCAGAAGAGAACAAAGTAAACGATCCTCAGTCTGGTGTTGGTGGCAATGGGCCTAGTGCTCCTACCAACAAAGATGAGGTTGAGGTTTACACCTATGTCAAACACGAGATCGATAAGAAGAAGTGGGTATGGCATCAGGAAGTAAACGATAAGATCCTTCCAGATAGCCGTAGCTCCTGCCCTGACTCTGCACCTTGTTGGATGCCGCTCAGGTTCTCGACTGTTGACGGTGAAGACTATGGACGTGGACGAGTAGAAGAGTTCCTTGGTGATATCAAATCACTGGAAGCTCTAAGCCAAGCGATCATCGAAGGCTCTGCAGCCGCGGCCAAGGTTGTGTTTGTTGTTAGCCCTAGTGCTACTACCAAGCCACAGTCTCTGGCTAATGCTGGTAACGGTGCCATCATCCAAGGCCGACCTGATGACATTGGTGTTGTTCAGGTTGGTAAGACTGCTGACTTCCGCACTGCCTATGAACTGGCAAGTGTATTGGAGCGCAGGATCAGCG